ATGTACACGATTTATAGTATTGCGATACCTAAAACCTATTATTATTCCCTAACTTTAGATGAAATATACACATTATCTAAAAAAGATACCTTAGGAGAAAGAATAAAAAAATTAAGGAAGCAAAAAGGATATACTGCAAAAGAACTTAGTACAACAATAGGTGTTACTACATCTGGAGTCCTAGGGTATGAAAATAATAAAGCTTACCCCTCTAGAAATGTTATTAAGAATTTATATGAAATATTCGGTGATGATTTGCTATGTGATGAATATTCTAGATTTATAATAAAGGATTATATTAGTATTATTGAGAGCTGGAGAAGAAGTAATAATTTAACTAAAAAAGAAGCTGCTAGACAACTAGATATGACGGAAACTTTTTACCATCAACTTCTAAAGGAAAAACGTACACTTACACACTCGTATTTTAATAAAATAAAAAATAAATTGAAAGAAATTCAATTAACAACCTAAAAATAATGGGAGCCTTATTTGGCTCCTGTTTTAGTTGGTACATTATCAACTTTTTGTTTGCCTATAGTTATAAAATTTTTAAATAATCCTAATGTAGTTAGTTTTTCATCACCAAAATCAGTACTATATATACTAAACATTATAAAATTCTTAGATGTTGTAGTATTAGAAACCATTTTTTCTCCAAAGAAACTTAATAATCCCTTTTGTAATGTTCCAGTACCTTGAGATTGAATCTTCTCTGTTGCCCAGTTAATATAATCAGATTTATTAGGATTAGTAATAGTTCCAACTAGTAAAAATATAAAACAGATAAAGATTATACTTATTCTTTTATTCATTAGTAATGTCTCCCTTACATTTAGTATTATTTAAATTGTTACCCTTTCCTAAAACTTTATTCATAATTGATTTGTGATAATTCTTCCTATTTTATTATTTATACAAACTTAATATTTAGGTAATTCACCTATGAATTTAGCATATTGGTTACCGTAGTTTATAACATTCAAACTTGTGTGTGGTTTTAAATTTAATCCCTCTTCTATACTAAATGGTACAATTTCTTCTTTTAATAATTCTAAATTCTCTTTTTCAGTACCCGCTATTAATACATAACTAACACCGCTACTCTTCAATGCTCCTAATAAGTCCTTTAACTGTTTTAGGTAATGGCAGGTCATTATTAATCCCAATCGGTGTCTTCTAAACTCTGTAACATGGTTACTAAGAAATCTGGCTGTAGTAGGTACTTGATGCACTTCGTCAAATATAACATTACATAGTCTGGCATCATGATTATTTTCCCGCATTTGTACTGTTAGCCATATTCTACTTATAAAGAAGGTGGTTAAAATATCTCTAACCATCGCGCTAGGAAATAGGTACTGTGGAATTTCTATAAATACACTTTTGCCTTCCTCTATATATCTTGTAAAGTCCTGTTTCTCATCTATCTCAGCTCTTAACATAGCTTTCAAGTAAGGATTTTTCTGAAGTATGGTAATACGATTAGTTACTCCAATAATAAGATCTTCTCTTGTTCCTATTATTTTTTCAGTTTTATTTTCCCTTTTATGAAGTTCGTTTAGATCAAAGAATATATCATCATCTTCATTAAAACATTTACTATATTTAGCATATCTTATAACTTCGTTTCTTTTATCCCAACGTCTCAGAACATCGAATACATCTGCTATTTTAGCTCCTGGTCTAATAAATGTTACCATGCAAGCACTATGAAGATACCTTAACATAGGCGCAGTTAATTCTCCGGTGCTGATATCCGTTACTGCATTAATAAGATACTCAACTTGCTCTGCTAATAAATTAGCTAATCTAACTCTCTCCCAACTATCCATATCTTCTGTTATTAACCTAGTTACTTCATTGTATGCAAGTGCAGGTATTATATCCTTTGTTCCTAACTTTATTACTACCTTTTCGTTGTCTGGTATTACTTCTGCCACCTCTCTGGCTGTTTCGCAACTTTCAATGAAATCTATAACTATATTACTATATCCAGCTTTGTGGCAATCTTTAACTGTCCTCTTTAGCGCTGTAGTCTTACCTGCATTTTGAGGTCCTACAAATAGCTTAGATAATGCCATAACATTTATATTTTCGCACCATGTAGTCAATATCCTCTGTCCCAATAGACCTGCATATGCTATTCTAACCTTACCGCCCTGTAATTCCTTAGGTATATTTACCTCTCTGGTATCAATTCTTTCTATTTTATATTCGTTTTGCAAATCTTTCTGGGGCAACTGTATTAATTTTGCTATCTCTTTATCACTGAGCATACACATTTTTGAAGTATGCACATTAAAATGTGTTATCTCTTCAAATAGCCTATCCTGCTCTACTTTCATTAAAGGTCTGCATACTAACTCATTATCTGCATTTATATCTTTATAGTTATTTGCTACAGCTAACATGTTCAATTTAGCTCTATTCTTATCATTACTTTCAGACATTATAGTTACTCTAGTTTTAAATGTTTCTGCGGTCATTTTATAAGTTGTAGCAGGTGTCAATCCATATAATTCATTTTGTCTTTTTGTAGATTCTGTATTATCTAAATTCAACTCAAATTTAAATTTTTCTTCTTCCTCTTTTTCTGGCATAATTATCCCCACTATACTTTCAAACAACAGCATATTATATTCTATATATAACTGTGTTCCTGCCTCTAAGCCCTTAAATCCTAACTTAACAGCTTTCTCCTTTGTACTCATTTCATTATCTCTAACCTTACCCTTCTTATAGCTTTTAAACTCATCAGAGGCTACACTGACCCAATTCTGCCTTTTGGTAGGTTCTATAGCTATATTAATTCTTACCTGTTCACCTTCTTTTAATATCTTAGTAATTCCCATCATATTAGTAAGAGGATATAGATTACTCTTATCTGTAGACAGGCTCTTAAAGTTATAATCCTTTAGAACCATTTCACATATTTCAGTCTTTTTTCTATTAAAAGCATTAACATTATACTGCGGTGTCCGTGATATATCTGCCTTATTCCAGATTGTTCTCATCTTCCCAACTATTAAATCTTCATAATCAGCATGTACTGTAAAGTAAAAGTTTACTCTTCTATGTCTAAAGATAATATCAAAATATACCTTCTGTGGAGGTAATAACTTGTATTCTTTTATTCTTAGTCTTTCCCTGGGGGCTTGATACAAACAAGCTAATGAGTGCACCAATGTATCGTTATTAAGATTATTTACAGTATAGTCTGGCTTTATTTTATAAGTAACCATAGGTTCAAAATGCTCTATAGTAAATATAGAGGAATAGGATATTAATCCACTCTCCACACTAGTCTTTTTCTTAAAATTCAACATACTTGCAGCACCCTCCCTAATAAATAAAGTAATATAGAAAGGCTTGTAAGTCTTGTTCCCCATTTCTTTTCTCCAAATACAATAAAGTAAACTCCTATTATTGCAATTATTACAAATAGACCTTCCATACTAACTAATAAAGAACCTATACCATTAGCTGTGGTAATTCCCCCTTTTCCTGCTAACTCCACTCCTTTAGATTTCAACCAATCTATCATAAACAAGCCTCCTAAAACTTGATACCCTTAATTATTCTAAATATCATTGGTATCCATTGAATGCCTATATATCCACCAATGGCACCCTTTATAGTCTTTAATCCCTCATTCTCTTCCCCTGCCATGATCTTTAAAAATCCTTTAATCATGAATCCATAACTTATTGGTTCAGCCAAGTCCTTCAATATATCTATTAAAGGTTGCAACCCTTTTGATATAGATTGTGCATGAACAACATCCCCACTTAATCCACCTATAACCGCTATTGAGATAGTACCTGCTTTCACAATCGCCTTATCCACATCTATATTAACCTCATGTATTTTGTTGCCCTTAACATAATATCCAACTATTTTCATATACCCTACCTCCCACTATTCCTTTTATTATTATCTAATATTTTCTTTATCTGCTTCTGGCTGATCAGTATGCCTATCAGTATCCCAATGGTAAGCTTAATTAAAAAATCCATTTAATACCCTCCAATTATTAACACTTTGTAAATAAATCTTAAAAAGTAGCAACTTTTCTATCCTGCCTGCATAAGCTATAGCAAAGCGTTGCTAATAGCACTTGCCCATACTCTGCTCTTATAAGAATTTCATATTTTTTATGTTTAAATGTCATGAAATTTGGGTATATTATCAATGAGAAGGTTTAATATCAACTAAGGAGCTGAGAATATGGGTTGGATTATCGCTGGTATGCTTTTATATATATGGTCACAGTCTTAACTTATATCTTATAAGTCTAGTATTGGTCACTAGGCTTATTTTTTTCTAAAAATCTAATTCTATAAGACTATTACTTGCATTTTCTATTTTTATGTTAGAAGCTTCTTTAGTTTCTCCATTCATTTCTTTTCTAAGAATATCTTTCATGAACCCACTGTATCCACTATGTTTTAAAATCCATTTGTATAAAGTTAATTCATCCTCATTCTTTTTAAAACTTACAGTTATAGGCCTCATATCATCAATAGTTAAAGAATCAATATCTTTTATTGCCATGCCATATCCGCCACCTTTCTAAATCCTATTGCATTAGCAAATATAGGGTTTTCAGATACATAAGAGTTTTTGTATCTATTCTTAAATGCCTTTTCAAATAGTTTGTATCCTCCACCAACTAGAACTATTTTTTCAGTTCTCACCGGAAACTTCATACTTAAATCATCATTTATTTTAGTAAAGTTCTTTTTTAAGATTTCAGTTATGAAGCTTATATCAACCTTTTCATCATCAATTTCAACATATCCCTTATCTACTATCCTTTCTGCCATAAAAATATCTAAATCCAATGTATATAAGGAATTCAACTTATCAGCGATATCTTTATAGATGTTAATAGTTCCTGCCGCTACTGTAGAAAATACCTTTAATTTCCCATTTGCTATATAGGCTATATCTGTAGTTCTTCCACCTATATCAACTATAATCACATCATCATTAGTGTTAAGAGAGTAATAAGCTCCTATCCCCTCTGGATAAACCTTAAAATCGCTTATTATAATCTTTCTATCCTGTCCATAAAATTTTATATTTCTTACTTTATTACTAATAACCATGTCTTCCAGAGCTTCCTTATTTGCCTTATATTGATTAATAGGCAATCCACATACTATTTGTTGGAATACATCATTTTTAGTACTATTTAACGCTATTCCAGCAAGTAACAAAGGCAAAAAGTTATTCTTGCTGCTTTTATTGAGTTCGGTTTCAAAATTCCCTTCTCCGATGTAATACTTTTTATCCTCATATTCTAGGCTAAGCTTTGAACCCAATATGTTTTCCTCTGTAGTTACTAAGCTTTTTATAATAGTGTTTGGATATTCCTTTAAGCTATAGTTACCAACATCTATACCTCTTTTCACTGCTTTTCATCCCCTTAAAATTTTATAATTTTTTCTGAGTTCTTAATATATCTTATGCAGCATTTACGGAAATGTTTCCTAATTTTTACGGAAAAATTATAAGAAGTATAAATTTTTTATAAAAAAATAAAGACTACTTTTTCGTAGCCTTTTTCATCTCATCATATATAAGATTTTTAACATATTTACCTTTACCTATCAGCTTGCTATGTTCTAAAATAAATTTATAAAGATCCATTTCAAGTTCATTATCTTTTGAAAAAGTTAATTCAATCCTCTCATAATTATCTTTTTTCATTTTTCCCACATCAAGCACCCCCATATAATGTAAAATATTCTATAGAGAAATTAAAATTCCTTTAAATTAGTTTCTATAAAAAAGAAAAGCAAGTTTTCACTTGCTTAAACTTTATATTCCCTAAAATGAACTATTATATATGAAACAATAACTATTATTATAAATGGATAAGTTATAAGTTGAATTGCTATTTTTAAAATATCTTTTCCTGCATATCCTAATTCACTAGCAAATACTGAAATAGCTTTACCTAGATCATTTTGTTGTAATAGTGTAGGTGTTATTACATCTACGAAAAATGTGCTAATCATTAAAGCAATTATCCAAAAGGCCCCCATTAATAAATCGCACTTTTTCATTGCACTGACTTGTCCATATAAAGACATTATAATCCACATTGCAAAATATATAAATATAAAGACTATATTCATATATGCTTTAGGTAAGCTTAAAATATTAAAAATCCATTCAACTAATAAAGCACTTACTATTCCATTACCTAATACTAATAAGCCCATATAAGCAAATATATTAGGATGTTGTTTTGTAATAGTTAACTTATAGTATATAAATATGATAGCAAAACATCCAATTTGGATAAGCGTTAATGCTGTCTTATTTCCTGTGTGAAATATAGCTAATATTATCATAGCACCTATAATAATCTTTATCTTTCCATACGGTATTCCGATTTCATTACCCTCTTTTACATCTTTATATCCTATAATTAATAACATAATTGCTAAGCTCAATAACGAACAATTTCTAAAAATTATACTTTTATTCGCTAAGAACAAAAATATTATGAATGCAGATCCAAGAACACCTATCACTAATTGTTGAGTTTTATTTTCCCACATAAAATCACCTCCGTATATTTTATTCACCGTCAATACATATAATTACATTATAGTAAGTTTGAGCAATATAAATCTCTATTTTTACCTAATTGAACATTTTTTTATTCATAAAAACAATTTTTTAACGAATAGGTTAAATTTCAGGTGATTTCGACTGCAAAACTTAAAATATATGGAATATAATTCTCAACTATAGAATATCTATATATTAAAGTAATTTAATAAAAAGTGGGAGGGACAAAACTTTGGCAAAGAATATTCAATGTCAGCAACTTTATCATGAACAGACTTATAGCAGAGGTGAAGCAGCTATAGCTTTAGCGCTAGCTCATGGGGATTTAAATAGACTTGGATATTTCTTCAATAAGATTTCAGAACTTGTGGAGTCAGGGAATCTATCACTATATAAAAAGGGTAGCTACTGGCATTTCAGCGTAACTGATATTAATACATTGGCTGCAGCCGAAGCAAAAAAGAGACTTGCGACAATCAAACGTCTTCTTGATACCCTAAATTAGTATAATTAACAGTAAAAAGAGTAGGTTTTCCTACTCTTTATTTGTAAGATATTTTATAGAGAAATTTTAATTTCTTTAAAATTAAGATATATTTATAAATAGCTTTGTAACTATAATATTATCAATGTAAATATCTATGATATTTTCCTAATTCGTAAAATAAGAATGTTGTGAATTAACTTTTCTTAAAAATACTTATTGTGTACTATAAACCTTCTGAAGATGAATAGGTAACTTTCTCAATATATGATTTGGGATACCAGGTTTATCTTTAAAACTAATTTCTTTACCTTCACAGTAATAATCGAGAAAATCCCAATAAACTATAAACAAATTCTCAGATTTCTCATGAATAAACTCAATCCACCCATCAATTACTATTTCGTTATTATCATTATATAATTCTATTCCAGAAAAATTTTCTACAGTGCCATCTAAATGATTTGTACAGTGACCTTCTATACAACTATCAGACCAATCAAATTTTAAATTTTCACCTTTTATATCATACTCTTTTAGGTCAAGTAATAATTGCCTTTCTACTTCTTCTCTGAGTTTTTCTCCCATGCAGCATGACAATCCATAATCCAAGTAGTTTGGTTTCATGTTATTCCCCTCACTTCTTAAATGTATAATATTATTTAGGTTACAATATTATACTGATATGTACTTATTGAATACTGGACTAATCATCATAGTGAGCACACACCCTCTTTCTCATGCAATGCTCAAATTGATTATCGTCATGATCGCTTGTGGAGCAATCTTTATTTCATTTTCTTAGTAGCTTCCTTCGTTTTGCGCTCTTCGATTCTGGTAATATAACTGTTAGCCTTATTTGAATAATAAGACCCCTTGGTTTTCTTAATTTTCTGTACAATAGCTATGGCATCATCATATCTTTTGGCCTTGACATACAAATCTGGCAACCTGAACATCCATCCGGAGCCTTCAAACTTTGGACCACCATCCTTCCATATTTCCTCCCAGAAGTTGATAATCCAATCAAGATCATTATCATCGGCATACTTCTCATCGGCATCCTGAACAGCTTTTATCTGCTTGTCCTGACTTTTCAATAAGCTATAGCCTTCTGGATCTATTACTTTCAGTTCTTTCATGAAGGTTTTATTGCTCTCTTCATTTCTATTGTCAATCTCGGCGTGTTTTTTTTCTATGATTTCCACGTAATTACTTTTATCACCGGTGCCTAACAATTGGTTTAAATCCCATACGGTAAATGTAGTGTATTTGCTGTGACTATGCATATATGGCACATAGGCATTCTCTTCAATTTCAGATTTACCGAGATTTGTAATATCGTATTTACCCGTCTTGCCATTGATTGTAAGGAAACCTCTCTCCACCAACGATTCATAAACAGAACTTACATCACGAATGCCATATTTGTACCACCAATACCCGGGATATCCACTTTTAGGATTAGGATATTTTTTGCAGAAGTGTAGCATTAGGATTTCAGGAACATACAAACCGTTATTAGATGGAATAGAGGTTTCCTTTCTCTGTTCGAAGGATATTACTTCACTTTCAAAAGGTGTTCCTTCGTGTGACTTCGCCTTGTAATAGGAATCCGGCTGATAATATTTCTTCTCAGATTCCGGGATAGTGGCCGTCTGCTTTAAAAGCGTTTCCTGGGATGTAGGCGCTAAGGTTTTCTGTTTGATTTTCTTTTTGAATATATCAAATAACCCCATTTCTGTACCTCACTTTGTTTTGGATTTTTTACAATTACGATTTAAACTTATTGTATAACTGCTGGTATACATAGCAAACCTATAGTAAGAATTACGCTGATAATTTTATATAAGTCAAATATCTTCTAATCTATAACATTTAACCTCACTAGCTCTTGCCAAATTGGCTAGTTCATTCATGCTGCCTTTTCTTTGTCTATATACGTATTCATATTTTAATTTTTCTGGAACATCACTATAAAAATACTTAAATATCTTTTGGCTCATTTTCTCATCATATATACCCAAAATTTTTGATACATCATAAGCAGCTTCTTTAATGATTTCCTCATCATTATCATAATATTGTATATTGTCACTGCATACCGTAATTGTAATGTCACCTATACCTTTTAGTGTAGCGTATAAATACTGATAGTTATTCTCCATATATGTTTCATGTGAATATTTATCTACTACCTTTATATTTATCATTTTGACATCCTCAACCTCTTTTCTTTCTATATTAAAGAAGTATTCTACATAATGGTGTAAATTCCTCCAAAAAAATAAAAAAAGTCCCAGGCCTAAGTCTGGGGTGTATACTCCTTATTCACTTCTACAATATATTGCATTAAGGATGCTATTTAATGAAAAGTTAGTGTGTCAAATCAAGTTTAAATTCAGTTTGATTGATGTTTATATAAGCAATTTTTGAATCACTGTATCCTTTAAACATTACCAAGCCATATGGATAATCAACTTTTATATATTTTTTATCCATGGAATAGTGAATTAATGAAAATTCATCACCTTGATCGTCCTTAGCACTTATTTTGATGTCAGGAATTACTGAATTTCTTTGAGACGTTTTTGAGTCTTTAAAAGTGTATTTTAGATATAGACATAAATAAGCATCCTTTTTTGCAATTTCTTTATCTGATGAATTTTTAAATCCTATATCAATGCCTCGAGCTACATTATCTTCTGTATCATTAATTAACCCTGTTCCTATAGTACTTGCATCTTTAACACTATCACCACTTGACTTATCAAAAGTCATTCCCACAATTGATATACTATACTCAGAGGAATTAACAACGTCTGACTTAACTATAGCGACATTATTTTTTAAATTTTCTTTACCTGCCGAGTTTAAAATTATAGAATGCACTTTTGGTTCTGTAGTTTGCGAATTTGAAATTACAGTATTCCCAGTTGGACTACCATCTATGTTTATAATAAACAATATAAAGGAAAATACAAATCCTATTCCGTAGTACCTAACAATATTTTTTCTGGTTTTTCTTTCTTCTGATACCCACGGTATAGCCTTTGATGGTTTAATAAGTCCCACAACTAAACAAATTATACATACAACTGCCAATAAAAAGAATAACTTATCCATATAATGATTCCACCTTTGTATCTAATTTTATTCTATTATTATGAAACCTTCATTTACAACAAACTCCCCTTGAGATATTTAAAAACATGCTAAAGGATGTATATCATTGTATAATTAAGAATAATATATTAACTTAATTATACAATTACTGGTATACTTTGTAAACTCTTGTCAACAATTACTACAAAGGTCAAAATTAAAAAGAGCATTTCTGCTCTTTAAGTTAAACAATATAAGAAAAATATGCATTAACTGAACCGTCATTATGCTCGTTTCACCCAATCAGACAAATTGGAATTTAACGAGCCTTATACCTATAATACTTTCCTATTATAACTATATTTGCGCCTTTACATTCATAGGGCACTTCTTTTTAATAGATAGTCCTAATAATCAACGTGAAAAGCCAAATTTGTATTTTCATTTTTTAAGTATTCTCTTTAAGTAGGCGATATCTAACAAATTCACTGTCTCAAAATTCCCTTTATAAAACACACACCAGTTATTAAAAACACAAGGCAATTCCTTTGCTTTTTGCAGCGTATCCACTTGAATTAAAGATACAGAAACGTCATTCATTTCACAATACTGTTTTATCATCTCAATGTTTTGATAGACATAGGGGCATTGCATATCATAATAAATTGTTAGCTCTTTGCTTTCAATTTCTTCGTTTTTAACATTTTGTGCAAACTTTGGCATTGTTCCGTCAAAAGAAAGTGCAAGCAATTCATAACCATTATTGGTATTATCAACAACCTCAAAACCGAACTTCCTTGCAAATGATTGGTCTGAAAGCCAAGATTTTTGTTTCTTTGCTCCGAGCATACAAATGCCGGATTTACCCTTTTCTTTGGCATCAGCCAAACAATACTCCATCATCAATTTTCCATACCCTTTTCCTTTGTGACTACCAGAAACCCATAAGCAATACACATAATAATAGTTGTCACCAATTACGGGAACCCAAGCAGTTTCAAGAGGAGCATATTCAATAAAAACCGTAGCTCTTGCATTTAGCTTTCTAAAGACATGCCCTTCATTTAGTCGCTCTGAAAGCCATTGTCGCTTTGCGTCAATACCTTGATGGGGCTTTTTACTGCGTATAATACAGCATAAATGCTCATTAACAAGGTTTTCTGTTGTTAAGTTTACAAAATCAGTACACATATTTTAATTTTCCTCTCTTACAAATTACTATTTATCTGCGGATTGTATAAATAATTTTCACTTCACAGTTTGTTACAATTATGATTTAGCTTTATTATACAATTACTGGTATACTTTGTAAACTTATGGCAATGTTTAATATAGAGATGATACTTATGATTAAGTCTTATATAAGAATAGATGTGTGTATTGGAATAGCTTTATTATTATGCATCATGCTAATTATTATTTAAGAAAATAAAATAGCCCAGTTACCTGAGCTTATAGAAAAACATTGTATTATTTTATTTTTATACTTATAAACATCTTTCCGTTGAATTATTCTAAAAAATAAAAATGGCCTTAACTGAGGCTCAAATAATATTTTTAAACTTAACTTATATTTATTTAAATAACAATACTTAATACAAATATGCTGTTTTAATGCCCTCGCTAATTATAAGATCATGTTCTAAGACATCCATTTTCAATCTAAGATAGTCTAAAAAATTTATTCTTTTATAAATTATCTCTTCGATCTCTGATAATGAAAAATTAATTAAATAAATATTTTGCTTATCATATGACTTCTGAGCAATTCTTTCACAAGTACTTGTACATTCTAATTTTGAAAAAACTATTCCGAGTCTATATTCGTTTACGTTAGCCCTAGACAATATGATAATATCATTAAGTTTATGAAAATAGTTATTGTCTGGCTTTTCCTTTTCATTCTTACATTCACAATAAATAATATCACCGATTTTTTCAAATATAGTACACGGTATTTTAGCTTTATTAATTACATAACAATCTATTTGATTTGTAGACGTTCTCGCCCCAGTAGCTCTTACAGTTTTAATTGTATTGAGTAAGGCAAGTACTAGTTCTTCAAGACTATTCCCTTTTTCAGTTGTTGTTTTATGTTTCTTACTTACCCCACAGAAAAGATTCTCCAATAACTTATATTCCTCTTCCGTGGGATTATAAAAAAGGTTATTTACATTGTAGTTACCTTCCTTTATCAATGCATCAATCCTATCTTGTGGATTAACACTTTTTTTACCTAAAATATTTTCGCTTAATTTCTTGATTTTATCGGGATCATTTGATTTTTTTACTAATTTGTATCTAATTTCAATATCCTTAGAGTCTACATTTATATCTTCATTACATGAATAACAAAAGCTCAGACTAGCCATAGATTCTAACAAATTTCTTTCATCGGTTACTTTTAAAACGTGTCCACATTCAGGACATAAAATTGCATATAATCTCTCTAATAATTTTAATTCACATAATCTCTCTAAAATACTTCTTGCAAGTTGATAATCTATTCCAAATCTTGTTGAGAATCTTGAAACTGTTATTTTGTCAACTAGACTACTAGGCAATGTAGCTAACCAAATGTCAATTTCCTCAATTAATTCATCAGATAAAATTTTTGTTCCACTTTTAGAGATTTCCAATAATTCTGGATAAAACATTTTGAATATCTCCTTCCTCAACATACTCTGGGAATTTAACTACACCAAATCCCTTTTTATAATACATTATAGCTAGAAAAGGTTCATTACCATAATAAGTATTATCTTGCCTTTTAAAAGCCATGCTTATACCATCACATAATTTCTCTCTTTGTAGAATCTTTTTATGGTCAAAATAAGATTCCTTCATTTGCAATGGCTCTGATTTAGCTGATGATTCCTCAACTCTAGTGTCTTCACAATCTGTAGCTATTAACTTTACAGGGTATCCATCTCTATCTTCTGTAAAATAACTCTTGTCTGGCTCTGAAAGCGATATGAATTTTTCCAACCAAATTAATAAATCTCCGTTAGCTTTCTCAAAATAATCATTAAAGTTTAAATTTAAATCTAAAAAAATTTTTTCCGCAAAGTTCTTTGCTTCGTTAGCCTTGCCTTGAATCTTATCCATTATAATTTGAGGAGTCTGAGTTTGTGCAGCTAAAAGTTCATAATAACTTTTATAAAAACTATCCTTGCAAGTATCAAAGGATTCTTCTTCGAAGTTGAACTTATCTTTTAAAAATCTTATTACTTCATCTGCTAAATTTTCTGTAGTAATTTTATCTCCAACCTTTTCCTCATATGCTCCAAAATCACTCTTTACTTTACGTATGCTGCTTTTAGACTTTAGTCTAATTTCAATAATATTTTTATTAATATCTATTTCTATAAAAATTGGATATACAATTTTATCTGTTGATAAGTTTTTTTCTGTGTTCTTTTTTGTTTCATAAACTAGGAGTCCTAAATTCATTTTTACCTTATCTACTCCATTTTCACCCTTCTCATATTCTATGAATTGAATATCTAAACTATTACTATAAGTAGCTTCATTTAGTCTTGCCATTTTTTTAGTTTTAAATTCCGTTTTTATAAATTCTTTCCAAAATAATTCACTTTTAAACAACCTATCAATATTATTTATTTTTTTAATATAGGAATATTTTATTCCTTCTTTGGCAATTTCATCTAACCATATATTTATCTTATTTTGATTTTCTTGAGATTGGTTGCAAAATTCCTCCATTTTAACTAAAGCTTCTTCCTTAATTAAAAAGCTTCCCAGATTGCTTTCTTTACAAAACTTTCTCAATCTTGGTATAGTAATGTAATCATCTTTCTTTAAGTTATCCCTAATCACCATGCATTCCCCCATTATATAGATTGTACTCCCAGGAATATTACTATATAATAGAGATAGTAATAGTTTTGGAAATACATACCTTGTTATGAAACTACTGTAGATTTAGCTGGTCACAGTAGTTTCTTTTTATATTCTACTACAAAATTTTCCAACTTGTCCACAATTTCTACAAGATAAAAAATCCCAAGCTTAAGCTCGGGACCATATTATATCACTCATTCAATAAATTTTCTCTTTCTTCTATAAGAACTTTAAGCTCTTCTAAATCTTCCAAAGTTGCCTTATTTCTAATAAAGCTCTTGGCACTAGAACGTGATTTTAAATAACTAGCATATTCCTTATTTTTATTTTCCCACTTTTGATTTGCTATTGTTTGTTTAGCTTTTTCCATAGTAAGAACACCTCTACTTTATAAATAGTATTAATAAACCGAGTATTATTATAATAAGCCACGAGAATTTAAGTATTAATTTAAACATCTCTTTTAATAATTCTTTCATATTGATTTAAAGATGGTTGTGTGATATTTTATTAGTAAGGGAGGTTTACCTCCCTAGGATTAGTTTAGGCTATCTACTACCATCTTTATGACGGCAAGTAGGGTGCCTATCTTAAGAGCCAAGTCGGTGAGTGCCTCAATCACTTTACCGGCTTTTTTTATTCTCTCAACCACCTTTCTTTTACCTCCTCTCTACAATTACATTATACTACACGTAGTATACAGAGTCAACACTTTTATGAAATATTATCCATTTTTACAATTTTCTAAAACAAAAAAGAGCCACAAAATAGGTATTAGCCTACTTCATGGCTTTAAATTATTTCTCTGGTATTTTTAATACTATTTGATTTTCTGCTACAACCTGTCCATCTTTATTATATCCCTTAACTTTTAATTTGTAAGTTGAGTCTTTGCTAAAGCTATAGCCACCATTTCTAATTACAATTACTTTGCTTGTATTCTTTTTCAGAACAGTGTAATTACTGTTTGGGGGAGTTAAGTCGAAGGCCCAGCTGGAACCTTTATCAGAATCTACCCATGCAAAAGCTCTTACAACATCTTCGGAGAAATCTCTTATAATTAAATTTACTCCAGGAGCTCCGCCATTATATGAGGCATAAGCTCCACCATCTATATTTATATAACTTATAACATCATATTTATTTAAATTAAATTGTCTAATCAGATTAATAAGACTTTGTGCATAGTTAATAGCAGTCGCATATCCTGCCTTTTGCAATGCATTTGCTTGTCCTATATAATCTTTAGCACTGAAAAAACCATTCTCTCTATATCTAGGATTATCTACTAAAAATAAAGCATGGTCATTTATACTTTCGGCATAACTATTATATTTTCTAAATCCAGCATTTATATAGTATTTTTCTCCTGTTTTCTTTTGTTCGCCAGTTCTCATAACTATACAAGGTTCATTTCCTGTTCTCTTAATTCCGAATAGGTTATATGCTTTAGTGCTTAGTTCACTTTTACCCCAAGCTGATTCTAATATGGCTTGGGCGATTGTTATACTTGCTAATACTCCATATTTCTTCATGCTGGCGATAGCTCCATCTTTTATACTATTTATGAAGGTATCTATATAAGCCATAAATCATTCCTCCCTTTTATCGATACTCTGTTTAAATAGCTGATTAGCATAAACGGTTACCCCAGTTACTAAAACTCCTTGTATGATAGCATATGCATTAAGTCCCATTAAAGATATAGCTCCTAGTACACCTATAATTAAAAGTATCCATGGAATACACCAATCCTTTACCATATTAGTGGTTTTTAGCATTATACCTAATACATAGAGTACTGGAACTAAAATAAAGGCCTGCTCCATAATATAGTCCATTAAATTAATATTCATACTTACTACCTCCTTCTTATTTAGTAAAAAAAGCTATTGTAGCAGTTATAGCACTTGCAACAATAGCCCAAAATTGTTTTGTATTATAAAATTTAACTTTATTTTTAGTTGTATTATCATCAGATAAATTTTTAGTAAATGTATTTAATATTTGTTCTGTAAATTCCTTTATAGTTTTTTGCTGCTCTTTCGAGGTATCATTTATCATTACCTTTATTTCGGCCTGACTTTTTTCTATATTCGCTAATTGGATTTGTTGCCTTATATCACTTTCTTCAAGTTTTCTTATTCTATTCTCATGATCCTGAAGCATTTCTAACTCATTCATTTTGCACCTTCTTTCTTATAAAAATAAGGCAAAATAAAAGAGCCTGTTACAGCTCCTATTTTGCCTTTAAAATTTATTTAGTTGTGTCTTCTTTCAAACTAATCTACATAGAAAACAACCCCCTTACAACTGGAATTTTTTTTAATAGTAGCACCGATAGTAAAGATATTAATAAAATAAATATAGCGAATAATAGGTTTATAATAATATTATGAGAATAAGGTACTTGCTTAAAATATTTTATAAATAAGTTTCCCCAAATAATATGCACAAAATAAATACCTAGCGAATCTTTGCTAATAGTAGTAACTACTTTTGATAGTCTATTTTTACCTTTGTACCTCAAAGCTAGAATAAATAAAGCAATGACCATACATAATGTTGGTATTGTATCGTATCCGTTCCATACAATATCATACATCTCTCCATTACTTTTTGACATTACTACGCCATATGATGCCAGCAGTATCATAGAAGTAACAATTATAGAAATTGCTATGGTTACCCATTTCTTTTCATAGAATTTTTCTTCATGCTTTAGGAACATGGCTCCTAAAATAAAGTAAACAAAAGAATATCCATATATATTTCTAAACGCATTGAAATTGTTAAAGAAGTTAAAGGTATCTTTTAAATAGTTTTTATGTATTATAAATTCTAATACATTGGCACAATTTGATAAAAACACATTCCCAAAAGTCATAAAAAATACGATTGCTAAAAAGAAGTAAAGATTATTGATATTATTATCGTATGTAGTTTTAATTAGAGTAAAAAACATGTAAATAACTACCAAAGCTTGTAAAAACCACAAATGATTTATCCAACCTTGTTTCCATGTCCATAAACTTTTCGCCAAATCAATAGATGACATATATTCATTCTTTATAGGCATTAGTATGAGTAAAGTTATAATCCCCCAAGCTACTGTTAAAATGGTAATAGTTATTAATTTAAAAACATGTTTTTTTAATTTAAATTCTTTATTTAAAAGCAACGCACCATTCGCAAAAAAGAAAATTGGTACACATGTACTTAAAATTGATTTTAAAAAATAATTAAAGTATGAAATAATATTTGGAGTTTGCAGCAAATTTGTTGTAAAATTATTAAAATGATAAAAAATAACAAAAAAAATAGCAACAGCTTTTAATAAGTCAATATACTCATATCTCTTATTTACTATATTTTTTTCCATAAAAATCCCCCACTCGAAATATAATTTAGTTATGCAAAAGAAAATAAGGGCATATAAAATGTAAATATGCGCCTTATTTCTTTTGTATTCTACTATATAGTAAACTATTTGTGGGCTTTTTGCAATTTTTTAATATAATTGGTAAACCTTATACTACAATAACAGTGCATGTTGCTATCTTATTATTTATAGTTCGTGCGGTTATTGTACACGTTCCAACTCCAACAGCAGTCACATATCCACTGCCAACTATTGCTACATTGGGATCGGATGTTGACCATTTAATTGTTTTTTCGGATGTATTGCTAGGCATTATTGTAGCATTTATAGGTACTTTGGATTCCCCTACAGCCATATTTAATGCGGATTTGTCTAAAGATATCGATTCAGCGTTTATATAAGCCGTTTCTCCTACAGGAGCATATACTCTAACCCAATCGACATACATTGATGATTTTATAGGAGTGCTTTCATTAGGTTGTTTCGAATCACCACTAACCGCTAAATTTAACAACAAATAATGTGGTTTTCTAAATGGATTTTTACCATCAACGGTAGCCATTTCTATATTAAACGTACCGTGCACGACACCATCAACCATAAAATCAATTTTTTCTGGTGTCCACTCCATACCGTATATATGATAATTGGTAACATCGACTAGATGGCCACCGCCACTTGTTGATTGGTGTCCAGTACCGTTATGCCAATGTATTGCTGAGTATACACTTGTCGCCATTCCCCAAAACTCCATTATATCAATTTCACCGCATTCTGGCCATGATAGCCCGGTATTATAGTTTTGTCCAAAATCATCAGTGAACATATTTAATTCGGCTCCCATAGCCCAAAATGCTGGCCACATCCCTTGAGCTTTGGGAAGTTTCATTTTTGCTTCAATCCGCCCATATTGGAACTCATGTAAATTACTTGTGTTTATGCTTGCAGATGTCCATGGTAGCCCTCTAAAATTTTCTTTTCTGGCAGTTATAACAAGATTGCTATTTTCGACTCTAACATTTTTGCTTCTATCTGTGTTGTATTCAAGTTGACCATTCCCACTCCCATCTGATCTCTGCAAACAATACCAACTTGTTTTATCTAATGATGTTCCCTCAAAATCATCTTCCCAAACTAACACTCGATTCTCTAAATATTCATCCTCATCCATGCTTGGTTTAGTAACTTTGGAATCAATTATCTCAACAATTGCATTTTCTAAAGCTGGTTTTAAATCAACTGAATTTATATAAGGTATATAACTAGTTGGAATTTCTCTATTTTTAACAATCATTAAAGAATTTAATTCATCGTCGTATACCATAAAGCTTACGCTTACTACATTTGCTGGTACAGTAATCTTTACAATTCCATCTGCCAGAGGAAGTGGATGTGTCCCTGCGAATATAACTCCACTATTATTTTTATAAACAATATGATACTGATTATTAACTTTATTTGTTTTGAGTTTAAAAATATCACCAGCAACACAAGGGATAAATTCGGATTGACTTACTCCACTAAATGTAACCCATTGGAATGTTTCTGCATTGTAATTTCCTCCAGTTCTTATTTTTGTTTTATCAAACAAGTTAATAAGTGCACCTTCATCAACAATATAATCCTCAATCGTTTTAAAGTTCATCTTATCTTTTGATATGGAGTTGTTATCAAAGTTATTATCTGTAACCTTTAAATTACCACTTAAAAATCCATCTAGTATATCCCTATTCTTAACAATAATTAAAGTGTTAATTTCATTATCGTACACCATAGCGCTAAAGCTTACTGCTCCATATGGTACCGTAGCTTGAACTAAACCGTCAGTATTTGGTTTAGGAAATATTCCTGTGAATATAACTCCGCTATTATTTTTATAAACAATATGATAAGGGTCACTTATTTTCTTTGTCCTTATCCTTATAATATCACCATCAACACAAGGGATAAATTCGGATTGACTTATACCAGGATATGCGACCCATTGCAATGATGATGCATTGTAATTTCCTCCTGGTGTTATTTTTGTTTTGTCGAATAAATTATAGTTGTTTATAAAATTTGTTTTTTCTACTGTTACTGATCTATCTGGTATCTGTGTTGCTTGATATACTCCTCCGTCTGTCCATGCCAGAGTTGTGCCATTCCAATAATACCAGTGTCCATCAGATAATATTAGGAATATACCTTCTACACCTGTTGGATATGCTAACTGAAGAGCTGATAGCGTAGAATATGTACCCTTTGGTGCTCCGCTTACAATTGCTGCAAACTGGCTATCAACGAAGGCTTGGTCTGCTTTTTTTAGGTCAAGAGCTGTAACTTCTGTTTTTTCTGCTTTATTAGTAGCTAACGAATTTACTTCTGTTTTATCTGCCTTATTGGCTCCTAAATCAGATATTTGTTGCGACTTTTGTGCTAAAGACGAATCAATATCATCCAATCTTGTTTTTAAAACTGGGTATGTTGTACCATCTTTTTTAACTCTTGCTTGAACTATTTCTGCAGAACTAGGGTCTTGTAAAGTTAAATTTTGTATTTCAGCATCAAAAATTTTTTCTAAGCTAGTTTGTCTAGTTTCTACTTCAGTTTGCCTATTTGAATTGTTTTCTACTTCTGCATTAATAACTTCAATTCCACTAGCAAGGCTTTCTCTTATTTCTAAGCCATGCGTAGCTTGTCTTATTTGTGTTGTTTTATCAACTATATTAGCCATGTTATCACTCTCCTCTTATGTTGTTGGTGGTGGTATTATAGGCATATGTGTTGCTACATAATTCGCTACCCATGATTGAGTTGCTACAGTTTCGCTACCTACTGTTATAGAATCAGTTTTTATTTCTGTTATCCCTTTAGTATCAATCATGCGAATTTGGGAACCTTCTCCTGTAGAGGTATTTCCAGCACGAATTGTTACTGTAGGATAACCTGTAGTATCTAACACTTGCATTATACCTTCATCTGTAGCACTTAATATACCTAAAGCAACCCTTTTAAATAAATCTTCATTTGAACCTTCAGGACAATCTTTTAATAATACAATAGTGCCGCCTATATTATCTGCTAGTCCGTTTTCACTACCTAATTTTACATTTAAGTTTCCGCTATTATCGTATATTTGTACAACCCCGCCATTATCATTTTTCCAATTCTCTATAAGCAATTTACCATCACTAGTTGTTTGGTGCTTTCCATCATGAATTATATTTCCATCTGTATCAACATAAAAAACTTTCATGTTTTTAATTAAATTCTCTATACTTATTCCTTCTGTAGCATTTAATGTAGTTACTATTTTCCCATCAGAACTAGCAACCCTTACTCCAAAGCTATCTCCAACTTGTACACCATTATAAACTCCATCATTGCTTACAGTAGATTTTCTCAAGTCATTTATGGCGGTAGTTAATTTCACAGGGAAATTAGCAATTGTCAATTTAGGATCATAAGGCTTTAGTAAATCTAAATCCAATGCTACTACTTTGTATACACTATCTACCGCCATAATAGGATTAAATATATGGAGATCATCACCTAATACAAATTGCTCTGCCTTGTTCCCAGTTATAAAGCTTAAATCCAGTGCTCCTGACTCCAACAGATATAAAGGTTGTGTATGGTTAGGTAAATCCTCTAAAGCTTTGTTATACAGTTCTATAGGATCTGTAATTTCTCTATATTCTACCGCCTTTTCCAATACCCCATATACAGTTTCTGCGTTTATATCTTCTATATAATCTAACCCACCATTTATAGATTCTATAGTTAAGTTATTTGCTCCGAGGGGTATTATTCTAGTTCCAAGGCTTGTTATATCTTTATGTTTAATCATTTCTTTCATGTTAAGTCCTAGAGTAACCTCTATAGTGTTATTAGAAAAAGATTGAAGCCAATCTAAATAAAGAAATCCGTTTGTTTCCCTTACTCTTATATCTCCACCTAACTTTTCTTTTATCGCTAATATATCAGCTAAAGTAGTTTTAAAATCGCAAGTATAAGCTACACTTCCAATTATATCTATATTTCCTACTTGAATTTTCTTAGCATCTTCAACTTTTGCATTATGCTTATTTAGTAGAAAACTTATAAAATCACTTGTAGATCCTAGAAAAGTCTCGCTTCTAGTCTTAGTATCATTTAAATAAGATAGACCCCCTTCACATAAAATTTCTTTACAGAACACACCGCCGCTATCCATCTTTTCATCAATACTTAAGACTCTGCCTATAAATCTAATAGAATTATCCCTTAAATCTATTACTTTTACTTTTGTTGTAAGTTCAAACACTTTATCATAGCCTTGATTATTTGGGTATAAAGAAAAAGAAAGACTATCAACCATGGATAATCCTTCTTTTAAGTCTAACTTATTCAAGTGTGGAACTTCTGTATCTGCCGTTGGATAATGTATTATAGTTTCCACATTGTTATTAAGTACACTGACTTGGTACACTACAACCTCTCCTTTCTAAATATAAACTTTATATGTCCTGTTCCACTTATATTTATAACATTTTCTCCAGGATGGAGTTTTAAGCCATATATTTTATTATCTCCAGCATTAAGATTATAGTTTTTATTGTTTATAGCAATAGTCATAGGAGAACTCGTATTAATAACAGGTGTTACAGGTCTACCTACATTGATAATAGTTACTGATTTAGTTCCTTCTACATCAAATTCAGTATCTTGTACCACATCTTCCTCAAAATTAAATGTGTCCCATATGTCAGAACCTTCAAGGTTTACACCGACTTTAAAAGGTTGAGCTGTAAAGGTTACTTTTAACTTTCCCAAGCTAATTACTTCCTCAAAATCTGTTACACCCTCAATCTCTGCCATAAAGTAATAATCGCATATATCATCGAATATTAACTTTTGCCTTCCAGTATCGGTTAACCATTCTAAAATACTACTATATAATACATACAATTGCTCCTTAGATCTTGCAACAAACCCTACTAAAACTTCAATTTTCCTTTCTTCAAATACTGTCTCGCCATTAGTTGCTACGGTAGAAAAGTCATAAGTTCCATTCATATAAGGCACATCTAATTTTATCTTCTTCTTTCCTGGTGGGAGAATAGTTTTCTTTTCTAAGAGTAGTCTATGATCATTATAGCTATGTTTGTCATTAAATTTAAAACCCCTCATTAAACCAGTCCCCTTCCTGCCAGTCTTAAATTATTGCCTTGTATTTTATCATCATATTTTGCTGTAGTCTTTGCAACAACTTCACCATCAATCTGAGAAACTACTGTTATATAAATTGGTTGATTATTTCCTGCACTAATATTACCTAGTAAACTATTAGCTACTTTAGTCGCTACACTTTCAGCAGTTTTTATCACTATGTCTTGACTTGCTTCATGATTATATACTGTAGTACCCTTTGGTAAATCATAAACTTCATAACCCTTTTCATGAAGTGTTGTAAGTCCACCTCTCCAATTATTTGTGCCTGTCCAGTTAGAACCTATACTATTACTTGCAGCTTCTCCTAATTCTTCGCTTCCAGTAATTTTGTATACAAAATTCTTAATAGAAGGCCTCCAATTATCCCACCATCTTTTTAGCCTATCCCATGTTGTCAATATATTACCTGTGCTAGTATTTACGCTTGACGTTATACTGGAATTCATAGAAGTTATCTTATTAACAACTCCTTGCTTTAGCAATTCAGCTTTATTTATACTTTGAGTCCTTTGTCTTTCTGCTTCCTGAATAAGCTTATCTGCTTGATCCTTAGTTATTGAATGAGTTTCATCTCTCATTCTAATTATTTGCGCCACGGTGTCATGGTACTGGCTTTCAGCCTTTGCTACAGCTTCTTGTCTTTGTTTTTCAGCATTTTTAATAACAGTTGAAGCTTGTTCTGCAGTTATTCTACCAGAATAACTTTTAAGTCTTTCCATTATTATTTTAGTTTCTACTTCCTGCTTAGAAAGAGCTTCTACTGCATTTTGTCTCATGTTATTTTGATACATTTGTATTTCCTGCATTTCCTCTGCAGTTAAGGTTCGCTTATCTTGACTTGCCCTTCTAAGTATCTCAAGTATTTTCCTTTGAAATTCTTCCTGAGAAGCTTTCCTCTCTTCATTATTCCATTTTTCCTTATTTAGTATCTCCGCTTCTTCCGCTGCAGAAATAGCAGTACTTTCAGCAAAAAAGGTGTGTAGTGATGAAATTCTTTCCTGATAATGCTGGCTAAAACCCTGCTTTATCTGAGTATTCATTTGATTATAAGTATCTATCAAGGCTTTAGAATTTTCATTAGTTATAGTAGTTGTACTACTATATAAATTAGTAAGACTTTCTGAAGCACTTCTATCTAGTTCCATATAAGCCCCTACAGCTTTTTTAGTTTCTTCACTTATTTTGGTAGTAGTTTGTGTATATGCCTGCTCAATCCCCCCAGCAGAATTTTCAACAGTTGTGGCAGTAGTATCTATTTTACTTGCAAACAAATCAACCGCTGGAATTGCCTCTTGAGTTAATGCTTTATGTATTGCATATCCTCCTAAAGCTACAGCCCCTGCCCCTGCTACCCATGGAAGTAATGGAACTAATGCTCCTGAAAAAGCCGTGCCTATACCTGCTACTGCTGGAGTTGCTGTAGCTGCTGCAGTTCCCACTGCGGTTGTAGCAATTTGAGTTGTACCAAATAGAGCACTTGCCATTTTTAGTCCTCCAGCTATGGATGTTATACTGCTAAATAGCTTTCCAAAAATTAATACAATAGGACCTGCACTAGCTGCTAGTAATCCCATCTTTATAATTGATTCTTGCGTTTCCGGATTTAAAGCTGAAAATTTATCCGCTACTTTTCCTACGCTATCAGCCACTTTTGTGATTGTTGGGGCTATTACCTTCTCTATCTTAATAGCTGCTGTTTCAAGACTTCCCATCATTTGCTCAACACTTGATTTTGCATTATCTTGCATAGTGGTAGCCATTTCTTTAGCTGCACCAGTAGAGTTCTGAAAACTAGTAGTTAATCTATCTAATTCACTTTTACCACTTTGCATTAGTACAGTCATACCACTCATAGCTTCTTGCCCAAATATTTCAGCTATAGCCTGTTGTTTCTGTTGGTCTGTTAAGTTCTTAGTGGATTTACTTAATTCATCTACTATAGTTGATAAAGATTTCATTTTCCCATTACTATCAAATGCATTGAAACCTAATTCCTTCATAGTACCTGCTGCTTCTTTACTTGGATTTGCTAATCTTGTTATAGCACCTCTGAGTGTAGTGCCTGCTGTAGAGCCATCTATTGAAGCATCTGCCATCTTACCTATAGCCGCTGAAACTGATTCAAGTGACCAACCAACACCTCTAGCAACAGGCGATACATATTTAAAAGCATCTCCCATGGTTTGTACATTTGCATTGGTGTCCGCGGCCGCCTTAGCTAATACATCTGCAACGTGTCCGGCCTCTCTTGCCTCTAGACCAAATCCTCTTATTGCTCCAGCCGCTATTGCACTTGCAGTACCTAGGTTTTCTCCACTGGAAGCTGCTAAATCTAATATTCCTGATGTAGATGCTAGTATCTCATTTACTTTAAATCCAGCGCTAGCCATATTTTCTTGCGCTTCAGCTACTTCTTTTGCACTAAAAGCTGTGCTTTGTCCTAAATCTAATGCTTGTTCCTCTAAGTTTTCAAATTCTTCTCTAGTAGACTGACTAATCGCTCTAACTCGACTCATTTGTGATTCAAAATCCATACCAATTTTAGAAGCAACTGTCCCAATTCCAACTATAGGAGCTGTAACTCCTAACGTGAGCTTTTGTCCTAAATTTTCAAATCTATCTCCTATATCATCAAATCCACTAAATTTCTTTTCTGTATTTTCTATTTCTTCTTCAGCTCTTCTTAAATTGCTGGAGAATTCATTTATATTTAAAGTCAGCCTTGCACTTATCGCCCCTAAATCTACGCTCATTTAGTCACCTTCTTTCTAGAAAAGGTAATAAAAAAAGAACCACCTAAGTGATTCTTTTTTATATATTATTATTTTATATTTATTTCATACTCAAACGGATTGAATTGAAGACTGTAGTTATCAGAAGAACCTTCAAATATTATTCTCAATTTATCTCCATTAACATCTATAGGTTGAAATGTAACTATTCCTTCTTCTTTAACCCCAGATAATATTTCGCTTTTTATTTCTGGATATTTCGCCTCGTAATTGTCTTTGATATCTAATTGTTTACTTCCTTGTACAGCCTTTGAATTAAAGCTATAAAAGTTTATTTTACCTTTAGAATTGTTTGTTACAGTAATGTATGCCCTAGTTTCTTCTTTGGCAATTTCTACTTTATTTAATTTTATTACATAACCATGTTGATTAATTTCTTTATTTAATTCAATTGTTTTAATAGCTGGAGAAAACGCAGTAGCATAATCTGTTTTTTCTACTTTATTAGCTTGTATTAATGGAGCAGATACTTCTCCACCAAAAGCATTTGTTCCTTTCATTTTTTCTTTTACATTTCCTATTATGCGAACTACTTCTCCTTCTTTTACATCTAGTTTAGGATCTAAAATACCAACAAAAGTATTCAAGCTATCATCGTTATTTGCATAGCATTGAAAATATGTTCCTTTATCATCCTTTTCTGGTGCAATAAATATTTTTGCGTAAAAATCAACTGTTCTACCTTTAAATTTATTTGGATCTGAATACATTTGTTTAAATTCTTCACTAGATAAAGGCTTAGTATTTTCTTGCTTAGCTACTGTAGATTTATCATTACTAGATGAATTTTCACAACCTGTTAAGGAAAATAGAAGCGCGAGACTTAATAATATACTACCTAATTTTTTTAATTTCATATTTCATACCTCCATATTATCATTCAACTAGTATTATACACCTAATTGTATAAAATATGGAAGATGAATCAACCTAATATTAAATTTAATCCTGGGTTTTCTTTTCTCTTTTCACCTTTAAAATGAGGTTTTTCCCCTTGTTCAAATCTATACATTATTTCAGCACATAACTGGTTAAAGCAGTAAGAAACATATTCATCATCTATATATAAAAGCTCAGATGGGAGCTTGTTATATTGTTTGGACATATAGATTATACTTAATATTTCACTACTTTGTATCAGAGGGCCTGATTTTTCTTACCCCACTTTGGGTAAAATCAAATATAGCAAGTCTTTGGTCATCTGTAAGTGGATTTATACCTTCAACTTCCTCATAGGTAGGCTCTACCATAGCACACTTACAAAATAGATTTATGGTTTCTGCCATATTTTTAATACCCTCACCATTTTCGATTTTAAGTTTTTTACCAAATAAATCTGACACAGTGCCCAAAAGTGTGTTGGGGATTTTCCCCTGTGCTGATAAATCCATCACACTAATTCTTTTTAACTTACATATAAAAGGTTCTTCATCCCATCCAGGAAGAGTAACCTCTATTGCTGCTTTATTTTTTATATCTTCAAGCTTTGTTACTTCCATTAATTTACCCTCCTAAAATTCAAGAGGAGCCTTAGCCCCTCTATTTGTTACGCTGGTAATGAATCTACATAGTCTATTGATTTTACTGTTAATCTAGCTTTGGTATTTTCTCTCGCCTTTATAGTGAACTCAGGAGCATAGAAATCTTTCTTAAAACTCATCTTAGGAGCTTCGCCAATGCACTTATTAAGTGTTAGCTTAACATAGTTCTTTATAGCGTCTCCTTCATAGTTTGCTATATACATGGTAGTCTTGAATTCTTTAATTTTAGTATCTCCATCAGCTAACATTGGCGCATCGTAACCAACTATCTTTGTTGGCTCTAAGTCATCATATCTTATAGTACCACCTTCTATGAGCGCAGCTAAACCAACATCAAATGTATTATTAGTTAATTTCAAATCATATCCATAGATTAAATCATTGGTTCTTGCAACTGCTAGAATCTTATTGTCATCCCTTAGAACCTTTTCATCCCCTTTAGATACTACAGGATCTATATCTGCTTCTGAATCACATGTCAAATTTATTGGTTTGCCACCTGCTTTCACTAATCCAGTAGCAGAATCTAGTTCTTCAATAACTACCTTTTTTATATTATATAAAATATCCATATATTATCTTACCTCCTTTGGTATTCTAAATTTTATTGACCTCATAAATGCCAATTTATCTTCATCTAGATAATCTGGTGTTATGTTGCCTGTATATTCAAAATCATGCTTTAAAGCATTTTTAACCTTTTCTATCATGTCATCCAGTGGAACTATAGAACTTTTAGGACAATAGCACATAACTTCAAATACTTGCCATCCTGCGATACTATTGTTTATGCTGGCAGATTGTCCACCAAGCTTAATCACCACATAAGGACTTGTACACTGTCCTGTATGTTGTCCAATAGAGTAAGTAGGATATAAAGGTTTTAATAAATCAAATATCTTCTTTCTCATAGTCTGCTCCTGTCTATTACATCTTTCCATCCATCCGTAAACTGTTCAGAATATTGTCTAATAGCTTCTTCTAATATTGCATTTTTACGTTCATTAGCCAGCTCTAAGAATATTCCATATTCCTTATGATGAGCTATAGCTACTACAAGTTCGCTAACATGCTCCCATTTGACATGTGATTTTAAGTATTTCCTTGCATCTCCTGTTCTATCTTGCCAATTAGCATTTTCCTTTGCCCAATTTTCCATCTGTATAGCTATATTTTGTGCATCCAATGCTAATGCTGCTCTAAGTCTATCATCAAATCTTCTAAGATTTTGTAACACTTGCCCTGTATCAATACTGAAACTCATCCTATCACTTCCAAATCACAATTATATACATCTGCTAATAAAGTGGTAGCATAAGCAACTTTATATTTTCTTCCTTTAGCTTCAAAGTAATCATTATCTTTTATTTCAAAGTCTTCACACACTGCTAATAATGTTATACTTCTAGTCCTTTTAATAGTTCCAGCTTCATTCATTCTATCAATATAAACTGAATGATTAGAGTCATCTATTAATCCATCAAAAGTAGCTACATCAATTTCCTGTTCTATATATCCACCCATTCCATCATCTATTTTTTCAATTCTTTTTAGATTTATATTAGTTGGCATAATAGATATAGATTTTTTTACTTTTTGTTTTATTCTTGCTTCATTTAAACTCATTGGCCATCAACTCTTTTCATAGAAGTGGCATAATATCCAGTTGTACTTATATTTGTATTACCTTTATTAAACTCATCTTGATATTGATCTGCTAAACCTAGCCAGTATTCTCTGTTAGAGGTAGTCTTTAATGGACCTACTGTTAGTCCATCATCAGCATTCGCCTTTAATAAGCAGCCTTTAAAGCTGGCCTTAAGTACATTATTATCATTACTTGTTAATAGTAATTGAAGTTCCGTATCATCAAAGTAAGGATATTGCCTTTCCTGGAGATTAAACTTCAATACTTCTAAGGACTCTGGCATAATTATTCACCTGCCTTTTCTCCTTCGCCTAAATCATCTGATGTGTTATCTTCTGTAGGCATTTCAATCTCAGCATATTTACTTAATTCTTTTATATGTGACTCATTAACTTTAAATTTGTCTCCAGCTTTTAAATGTTCTCCATTATATTTAATAAATTGTTTTGCTACTGCATTAAATACTTTTTCAGTTGTATTTGTATCCGCTTTTTTATTAGCCATTTAAATCATCCCTTTCTAGTTAAGATTAAAGAGTAGCCTTATTGACTACTCTAAATTAATATACAGTTGCAAAGAATACCTCGTCAGCTCTATCGAAACTTACAATAGGCATAACTGAAACTTTTGTATCTACTGTTACTGGATCCTCTTTAACCATCGTTGTAACCGCAATTCCTTTATCAACCATGTAAGTATCTAATTTGGATGAACCTGATTGCTTATCAAATTCCTCTGGAGTTGTTCCATAAACAGTATTTCCTAATATAGAACCACTCATAAGAGTAATCTTACCATCCGAGTAATATGGTATTGCACTAGCACCTTCTGATGGAATATAAGTAGTATCTTCTAAGAAGATTACTGTTAATCCTAATACTTCTTTAGCAAATTGTAAGTAATTTGCCTGAGATAGAATCAAAGATGTATTTAAATTACTATTCTTAATATGATTTGTAATTACTGTATTAATTAAGAATGTGCTGTCAAATGTTTTTTCAGTTAATAGTAAAATAGTTGGTTTTGCATATTGATCATCTGTAATAGCCTTTTGAAATCTTCTAATATCTCCAACTATATCAGCTGCAGGATTTGTCCATTTATCATCAACAGTCAGCACTTCTTTGTGATTTGCTGGTACCCCATAATCTACTACAATATCACCATCTTTAGAAGTAAAGTTCAATAACCCATTCTGAATTACACTAGCTCTCATCTTCTTTGCTATAATATTAGCTCCAGCCACTAAGTCAGCATAATTTTCAAATACCTGTCCTAATAGGGCATTTACGAAATTCTCATTATTTGCGCCGATTGCATTTTGAAGATCTCTTCTTGTAGTTTCATCAATTCCCATACCTTCTTTAAAGAAAGGAATTTCAGTTGATTTAACATTTAGGTCAGCACTTAATGCTCTCATCTTTGTAGCAGCATCAAATGTGCTCATTCTTAACGCAACTGATTTCTTTTTTGCTCCTTTGGCCATTTCTAGTTTTGTCCCAGTGACTTTTTTGTCTGGAAATAATGTTTTATCAACTGTAGGTTCTTGTGGTAACTCTTTAATATAAAGGGCAATATTTTTTGAGTTAATATAATCGCTTAAATTCATAGTTTAAATTCCTCCTTTTATTCTCCAAAGATAATTTGTTTTAATGCAGCTTTTTCTACTTCTTTAATGACTCCATCTGCATTGAACTTAACTGCTGATTCATATAAAGCACCATGAACAAATACTGGCACTACTTCTGTTGCATCATCTGCATTTGCTGTTGGTGACATTGAGCCTTTAAAACTAACATCTTGATATACAACTCCCCATGCATCTGTACTTGTAGTAGTTGAAGTCGCTGCCTTTCCTTCTTTAGTTACTAATGTGCCAGCTAATAATACTTCTTCTGAATCTAACAGTGCTTTTACATCACCTTTTCTAACTTTAACTGGAAGTGATATAAAATGATCTCCAGCAATTAATCTTAATTTGTTTTGTTTAGCCCCTATTGTGTATGAATTTTGTCGCATAACCTAAATTCCTCCTTTATTCTTTTATTTGGCAAAGTCAGTTAAACTTTTAGCTTTTAAGGTTTCAGCTCTTTGTTTACCTAACTGTGAAGCAAAGTTATTCTCAGTTGTTTCTTTTCCCCCGCTACCACCGGTGTTAAATGAACCTGTACCTGGTACTTCTTTTTCAAATAAGTAATCCCTGTCTTTCTTAATAGTTTCTAACTGTTCCTTAAGACCTATTATTTCCTCACCATTAACTTTAAGCTTGTCATTATCTAGTAAAGCCTTTATTAAATTAATATCTTTTGCTTTGCTATCTTTTAAAGCATTATTAATAGCTACATCATACTGAATTTGTTCAAGTTTCTTTTCATAATCAGCAGCAGTAGTAGAATTAGCAGTTTTAAGAGCTTCAATTTCCTTAGTTAGTTCCTCATTATCTTTAACCTTACCTTGTAAATCTGTAAGTTGCTTATCTCTATCCGCTAATTGTTGCTTATAATCATTCTTTTCAGTTGTCACCTGTGAGAAACGTTCCTTAGGAACATAATCAGCACTATTAACAAAGTCAGTATCCTTATACTTATTTCTTGTATCTTCTGGAAGGGCTTTGAAAGATTCTTCACCTATAATTTCCTTTAGGTTTGCCATAATATAAAATCCTCCTTAAATGCTCTATTTCGTTTTTTACGTGTTCGACACGTTATAGAATTGCTTCTTTATTCTTTTACGCCTACAATTTAAGCTTAAAAAGGCGGTTTTAGGGTAAAATAAAAAGCCTTATTTGTGAGGCTTATAATATTATAGTATTTTCATAGTTTGTACACGTAATCCAAATATGGTAAAATTTCATTGAGAGGAGGTGCTTAATTATGTCAAATATAAAACCTGGACAATCAGCTCCTAAATCAGGTCAATATGAAATTATTGGTCCAAGAGGTGGACATACTGGTACTGAAGTCACTTTACCTAAAGGTCATACTGCTCCACCTACTCCTAAACCTGGTCAGACCTATACTATAGTAGATCCAACTAAGAATAAGTCAGGCAGATAATTATTCTATTATTACAGCTTCTAGTATTTTAGGAGCTGTAATTTACTCATGAAACATATCAGGATTATGTTTTATTAATTGATATAATCCTTTGGCAATTTTCCTTACCTGTTCTTCTTGCAAGTTTGCTTCCATGATATCATCAATGCCATGTAAGCACTCATGTATAAAGGTACATTTTTGTTGATCTTCACTGTATATAGTTGAGATATTTATTTCTCCATTATCATACTGTATATTTCCATAACATACCTTACTGCCATCTATAACTTCTTTATCTATCATATTAACTACAAAAGTTTTATAACCGATTTTGATAATTCCAGGTATATTCATAGTTGCCTCCTGTATTTAAGCAAAATAAAAAGACATATCTCTACGCCTCATACTTTTGTCTTAACTCTTTCATTCTTATTTTATTAAACTCAATAAGTTTGCTCATTTCTTCATGAGTTTTAATGTAACTTTCACCTTTTAACTTTTTTATTTTATCAGCTAATCTATTTATTTCTTGTTTATTTAGCCTTACTTGCCAGTCTGTATAGTAAGATGTATATTCTTGGCCACACTTTGGACATACAAAATAAGTTCTTTGAATATTATCTTCTAATTTTTTAGTCTTTAATTTTTTTAATTCAAACTCATGGTCACATTTATCACATTTTATTTTTATGTTTTTCATACCTAGTATCCCCTATATTCCAAATTCTTTACCATATTCATTTAGCCACTTATCTAGCTTAGGATTTTTTTCACCTTTTATCCATTCTATTAATTCACTTCTTGCTTGCTCTATAGGTATTGTTTCCTGAGTACTATAACAAAGACAGTTTGGATGCTGAACTGGATATTCTTCAGGCTTAAATACTTTTTCAGCATATTGGTCACATATGTCCTCTCCCCATTTTGCTACTTGCCTAGAATAGTGACTAGAAGATAAATTCCATTTAAGGCCAGTACAAAATGGATTCATATATAAACCTTGAATATAACATTCAGTGTTAGCATGAGTCATTGAAGTTCTAGCAAGCCTAGCTGAATTATAACTTATTGATTTATTTATTCCTGGTATTCTTTTCCTTTGATTTAGCCTTTTACTAGGGTTAATATACTCATCTAATTGCTTTGCTAATTCTCCAGCGCTTCTTCCCTGAGCTATATTAGCTTTTATGATTCTATCAATGTCTTTTCCATTTTTCTTAGTTATATTCCAAAGCCTTTGATCTAATGTTAATCCATCTTTATAATAACTGCCATTAATCATTGTTTTTACAACTTCAGTTGGTAGCTGAGTAAACATCTTTCTGAAAGTAGAAAGTAAATCCTCTTCTAAATCCATGGTTTCAAAATAACTTAATTGAACATTGGCAGCTATTTCAGAACTAGCCTTTAGACCTTCACCTATGGACTTGCTTAATTCTTGTCTTAGCTCTTTAGTGTATTGCTTAACGCTTTTCTGCAGCTCTGTTAGATACCTTTGATTTAAACTTCCTAATTTAGCTTTAGAAAGTCGTTCAGATATATCCTTTGCTGCTTGTTCATATATAGAAAGTATTTCTTTTTCTTTTTTTACCGTAAGCTTTAAAAATTTCTTACGGCCTTCCAGTACCTTTTGCTGATAAAGGCTCATTATTCATCACCAGCCTCACCAGTTACCCCTTGTTGAAATTGATCCTGTTCCGCTGCAGCTATAGCTGTATTATCTTCTATTATTTCTTTAAACTGTGCTTCTGCATCCTCATCATCACTAAAGTCCTTAATATAGCTTCTATGACTTCTAACATTACTCTGTACTTCTTCCATAGCAAGCCTTTTCTTATCTTCCTCATCCGCTGGTAGAGGATAATTATGTGAAAACACTAAAGTATATTTTAAGACTAGCCATTCATTTTTAAATAAACCTTTATAACTATACTGAGCAGCTTCTAGTATAAATTGAATTAATTCTTTAAATATAGGCTCCCAATCATTCCACTTTTCTTCACATCTGCTTATAAGGTCATTGTACATATACTTCATAGCTTTGGCTGACGGAATATTAGTTAAATCCTTTATAGCTGGCATATCAAGTATATCTCTCATGTCCTTATCTATTCTATCTAAGTATGAATTAATAGCTTCAGAACTGCCAAAGTTATATTCAAGTCTGTTATGGGTAGCTTGCTTTCCATTTTCAGCTGCATTAGCTTCAGTTCTAATTGCATGTACTGCATTAGGTGCTATAGTAAGTCTTGCTACATCTTCTGGATCACCATCAATAATACTTTCAGCTCCAAACATCTGAAATCTTAGAGCATCGGCAAAGTCTGAGTTTTTCCTGTTATATTGATTTTGCAGTTCTCTAAGTTCATCAACATCACTTTCTCCAAACTCATCTCCAAGCTCTCCACCGTTTTTAATGAGCCAGCAAGGAATAGCATTAAATCCAGTAGGCTGAATTGTCTCCTCAATTGGGTTACTTGTGTCATCACCTTTGAAAGTTTGCCTTTTATAATAAGCTTGTGCCTCAGAACTTTCATTTTCTCTATCATAGTAATAAGCATGAACATAGTAAATCTTATCTTTATCCGCTTCCGCAAAAGCATTACTTTCATCTTCTTCAAAAAACTTAACTTCTAAAAGAACTCCATTTTGTTCTTTATAATAAAAATCCTCTATATTTTCATACTTTATTACTATTGGCATACCAGGATTAGCTTCAACTCTTAGAAGTACTCTTTTCTTTATAGTACTCATTAAGAATGCCTTCCTAGTATTCTTCCAAAACTGATTAAGCTCTAATACATCATCAATAAATCTTCTAAGCTCTTCACATTTTTCATTGTCCGCTGGATTATCTGGCTTAAAATTAATAAAAGGCTCATTTCCAAACATGAAACGGGCCTGTTTCTTCAAAAGTGGTTTTACTTTATTTCTTATATCCTGAGCAGGTATATAGTCTACGTTATCATTAACTTCCCAGTTTTGTCCTAAAAGTACTTTATCTACTTTAGCTGCCTTTTCATCAGCACATTTCCCTTTATAGAAATAATAATCTGATTTTACTTTTAATCTTTCCTTCTTTTCTACTTCTGAAAGTCCTAAAAGTATCTCTCTTATATCTGACATTAGAATACTGTCCCTCCTTTCTTATAATGATTAGGTTTAATAACACCTTTACCTTTGTTGTATACTTCATCATCATATTTAGTTTCCTTAAGATTTGATACCTCATAGCCATCTAATGCATACCATATAGCTGAGAATGTATGAGGATCTATGTTAAATTCATCCTCTATAATCCCTCCATCTTTATCTAATGCATAAGTTAAATCTGATAATTCGTCTATAGTATTTTTACAATTGCTAGAGCAAACTATCTTCTTGAACCTTTTTACTTTTTTAGTGTTTTGAAGTCTTGAACCTGGGAACTTTTTAGCCCCCTTAATATTAAATCCTTCTTGTTTATAGTATTTAATAGTTTTGGGTTCGGCACTATCTGCCCTAATTGGTTCCTGAGTGTCCTTAAATTCAGCTATCTCAATTGCTGTTTTATCATCCGTCATTTGGTTTTTATAATATTCCCAGTAAATATAAAGAATCTTTTTATCATCATCTATAGCCAATCTAACTAAGGCATTGTATGACTTTTCAAATCCAAAGTCCATTCCAACTCTTCTTATAGGTTTGCCTATATTTTGTATAGCTTCTAGCACCTGATAATGTGGCCATTCCTCAAATTGAGGTAAGACTTTTTTACCATTAACACCAAATCGACCTTTTCTAGCTACCCTATATAAATCAGGGTCATAATTTTTTAATTCATCAAGCTGCTCTATATAACTCTTAGGTAAAAATAAATTATCATCCGCTGTTGAATGATGATAATAAGTTTTATTAGTTACTATAACTCTGTCTTTATAAAGCTTTTTATCATCAAGTACATATAACTTTTTCTTATTATCTATGAAAAAGTGCTTATAGCTCCAGTTAGATTTAGATACTGGGTTGGTAGATAAAATCATATATAATGATAATGAGGGGTGTCTTAATCTACCTATTAACTCCTTAAACCCTGCATATTTCACTTCTGAGCATTCTTCTATCCATATCAAAGAAACATTATTTATAGACTTTAATTTTACCGGCTTATCCATACCTTTAAAAATTATCTTAGAGCCATTTGGAAATCTAATTTGCATTGGAGAGGTTTTACATTTTATTCTATCATCAAGTTCCATTTCAGTTATTATCTCTTCAAATAATGAGAAACAGGAATCTCTTATAGTATCATATACTTCTCTTACTACTAGAGCCGTTCTTTTCTCTTCTAAAAGCTTAAGGATTATTTTTAAAGCTACATGATAACTCTTTGAGGACCCATATCCACCTACTAAAAAATAAAACTTCTCATTCCATTCAAATAAGAAGTCTTCGAAGTGCGGATTGACTTCTTTTTCTATAGCCATCAATCTTCGCCCTTTCGTTTTATAAGTATTTCTATTGGTTTATCTTTGTTATCATCCTTTCTTAAATCAGCCTTAAGTTTGTTAATCCTCAATTTCTGTTCCTCAGTAGCTAAGTCCCAATTAGCATTTAACATCTCATCATACTGCTTAATGAGGCTTCTAAGTTCACTCATAGCTCTACTCTGTGCATTGAGGAATGTAGCCTGTCTATCCCATGCGAATTGAAACTCATATTCATATTCTTCCTCGGATTCATTAGTAGTAGTTTTTTCTGTGCTTCTATCCTTAGTTTTAACTTTAGATTTTCTAAGTTCTTTTATCATTTCATCTTTGGATTCTACATGCATAATCTTTTGAGCTCTTATTATTGCTGCATACTGGATAATTATTTGATCCCAAAGCATATCTAAAGGAGTTTTGCTTTTTATTTCTTCGATGATATCCATTGTTTCCTCTGGAAGATACTTAGAAAAAAAGCCATGAGTTTCAGCATTCTTATTCTTTGCTGGAGCTCCATGGCCTACTGCATTTTTATTATTAGGTTGTGCACCTTGTTTTCTTTTGGAACGTTCCTTATTTTTATTACTTTCTTTTGGGAACGTTCCTTTTAATTTATCTTCCCATCTATCTTTATTCTTCCATCCTCTAATAGTTCCAGGTGAAATATTTAAAACTTCTGCTATTTTAACTAAATCAATGTTTCCATTATGTTCTTTGTATATTTCAAATGCCTTATCTCTATTGGGGCTTCTCTCCCTTGGCACATCACCTCACCTACCCTAATTGGTTATTTGTTTGTTTTGATAATAGAAAAAGAGCCCTTAGGCTCTAATTCATATAGTAAGTATTTTATTCAGAAGGACTGAACGTAGTTTAATTTCACTTTTTTCATTAAATCGATTTTTAAACATAGCCAATTGATTATAAATCTGTTCATTAGCACTTCCTTCTGATAAACCTGTAATATTAAAATCATAATTAGTCTTGAATTCAAAGTCTGCATTATCTCCTGGTTGTTCAATATCATTTTTCCACTTTCTAAATTCAAGTACATCAATCCCATATTTTTTAAATTCCTTCTTAAATTTAGACTCAAATTCTTCTAAGTTAAATTTTTCTGGTATATCAATTGAAAATAAAATCTTAGTAGTCATATTTCAATACTCCCATATATAATGAATTTTATATCAGAACTAGGTTTTATTATCTTACACAATTTGTTAACTTATATTTTAATTTTCCTTACATTCTTTAGAGTATGTAACCTTATTTTTCTTCTTGGTCTCTACTAACATCTGGTTCTATCTTATTTGACAATATATCGCTTAATTTTTGTTCATAAACTTCAGTATTTTTACCATTATGGCCTTTAAATTTATAAATCCTTTTAACTATCTTCCTTCCACTACCGCTTATACCAAACGAAATTTCTTCTTTGGTTCCTTTTAATCCTACATTCCCTTCGCCTACATTATCATAGAATTCTTCTACTTCAACTTCATCAGCAGTTTCTATTCTAAGAGCTATTGCTAATTCTTGAGCAACTCTCGCTTGTTGTTGCGCTAATTCTAGTACGATATTTTGTTTAGAAACTTCCTCATTTATCTTTTGTACAGAACTATCCTTAGATACGTCAAATTTTACTTTAATAATATCTGCTATAGTATTTCCTAATATGCTTGCTGCTACAGGTACTATACCAACACTTTCTGTAATCATATGGCAATTCATCTCCTTCCTTCATAATTAGTTTCTATATTAAACGGAGTTTTCCCTTCTTTGTTTAATAACTTTTACATATAATCTTTCAGGAGTTTATGTATTATTTAAAACTTTACTCCCCTATATAAATCTATTAAATTTTCTCTCCATGATGCCACCACCTCATTGCTAGTTGCTTTTGTTTGTTTTAGACATGGGAAATAGGCACCTAAGTCCTAAGACCTATATGCCTATTGATTAGTAGTTAAAAATCATAGTATTTATAAGATTTACTCATAAACATTAAATATTCTTCATTTGTACATTTCTCATCGTTTAAATAATTTAAAATATAATCATCAGTAACGCTTGTAGTATTTTGCTCTTTTATCCTTACTGGTCCTGCCAAATACTCAATAGTATGTTCATATCTAATCCAACCATTATCATCTAATCCAATGTAAACATCCTCATCTTCATCTCTTCCCCAATCACTTACTTTTCTAGTTCTTAAGGTCTTCGTACAAAAGGTTATCATTTCTTTTCCTTCATCAGTATTGGTCCAGCTCTTATCTCTTTCAAAGTTCTGAGTTCCTTTGATTCTAACTTTCTCTATTATTTGTTGTAGATTCATTTTGATATCCCCTCCTGCATAATTACTTCTATATCGAAAGGAAAATTTCCTTCTTTCTGTAATATTTTATCAGTTTACCTTTAAATTTGCTTTACATAATTATAACTATGTAACTATACTTCTTTCCCCAAAAGAATCTACCTCTGCCTTACTGCTCCATTTACCCTCTTATAACTTCTTTCCTTCATACATTCTTCTATATCAGCATAAGGATCCAGAGCTACTTCTATTTCTTCACATTGTTTATATTTTTCACATAAAGGATTAAAAAAGCTACAAGCACACTCTAACTCTCTTTTGTTCCATTTTGTATATAAAACTATCTTTCTTTTCACTCTGTCACCTTCCTTATATAATTCTAAAGTTACCTAATCTCAATCACTTCTAAAAAAATAGCACCTGATAACTTCCAGTAGGGAGCGAATCACCCACCTGTTATTAAGTGCTATTTTTATATTATAATTATTTAATTCCTTATACCTATTATACTATATATAAACTTTATGTTTGTCCCAAATATATCCCAAATTTGTCCCACGGTTTTTATATACTTGAAATGTGACCTTATTCTTCTTCTACTGGAATCAAAGGGCAATCCTTACGACAACCTTCCTCTGGACATTTAGGTCTAATTCCTAAAGCAAAACAAGCCGTAACTGTTTCACCATTTCCATCTAAACCTTTTACACCACTTAGCATACACCTACTACATTCAGCACCTTTTTCATCGCTAAATGCTAATAACAAAGCCATTTCCATGGTTTATACCTCCTATTACTTGAATGTTGAAGTAATTATTCGATGATATATTCTTTTTCAAGACCATGTTTTGTTTCGCACTCGTCACAACTTATACCTAAGTCGCAAAATTCACTACCTAGAAAACAAGTTCCTTCTACTGCTGATTTAGCCTTTTCTATTTCACTAGAAGTTCCTTTTATCACAATTTTCATATATTTACCCCCTTAAATTTAAGTCTCATAAATCTAAAAAGTCATAGCCAATTCCTTTTGATAATAATTTACTTTTATTCTTTTCTTTTTGCATTATCCAATCACGATATAAAATCATTTCCTTTCCCACTTCTAATGTATTTTCCATAGGAAAATTCTTTGTAGGAAGTCCATCACCTAAGTAAGTAAAACCATCTTCAAATATCCCTATCATTGTTTCGTATTCAGTATTTTGAGGATGTTTCAAATACATACAATATCCATGAAAACAATCATCATATTTATGTGCTTTATAGTTTCTATCGACCATGCATTCTTTATTTGCACGTAATAAGTCCTCAAGAGATATATTCATATCCCATCTTTCGCTTTGATGTTGTATTACATTACCCATATATTCTCCTTTCACGATTAAGACGTTTAATTATCATCTTATAACATTGCACCACTGAGCTATTCCTTCAACTAACTCTTCTCTCTTTCTATAAGCAGTACTTCTGGCCCCTTGATACATTTCTTCAGATATCCATTCAATAGACTTCTCTTCTCCATACTTCCACTCAATAAATCTCTTAGATTCTTCATTTAACATTGATAAATTAAATTGCATATCCTGTATTTGTAATTCTAATTCTCTTATTCTTGCATTTATTTTTAATATGTTTCTTACTACATACTTTAACTGCTTGTCCAAGTTATCTATATACTTTATAGTTTCTCTTTCTGCTTCTCCTACTCCAGAACTGCTGCTTTGAATTCTCTCTCTACTGTAGTCTATTCCCATGTTTAAACCTGTATCTATATCAAGATTCTTTAGCTCTACCTCCTCTTTCTCTATCTGCTCTTTCTGTCTCCATAGTAGTAACACCTTACTCTTTAATTTTTCTATAATCTTTAACTGTTTATAGTATCTATATAATCTGCCTTCAATTTTCCTAAAAGTCTCTTTATCTATCATGACCTATTCCCCTTTCATATTTATTCTCTCTGGATGCTCTAATGCATCATCTGCCTCTTTTGCCGCCTTACATAATGCCCATTTCATAGCTGGGACCATTACTGCTGTAGTTATAATTGTTAATATAAGTATCATGCCTAACATACTCTACACCTCCTGACTACTGCACCATTTACTAATATTTCACCTGTTTCAAAACAGATCTTTGCCTTATACTTCTTTCCATTTATCTTATATAAACATCTGTAATATATTTGCCTGTGTATGCACTCAAATCTTACCTCATGTCCGTTCAAAAACTCATCTAAGGTTATTTTCTGTGCCATTAGTACTTTAACCCCCTACTTAATATTATTCTTTTCCCTAAATGTTCTTATTTCACACTCAAACCTCTTTACTAGTTCCCGTTCATGTCCTACATCTTTTTTTAACCTTTCATATGCTTCAATGTTTTCCTCCCATATAGTTGTCCCTTCCATAGCTCTTAAATCATTTTCTTTACATCTTAGCTGCATTTGAAGTCCATGCTTTACAGCATACATTTCTACTAAAGTTAAATTTATAGCTTGTTTACTCATATTAACCTCCCCCAATTTTTTTGATAACTGCATATTTTTATTATTATCTGAGTTTCATTTGAGAATAGGGTGTTATAATTCTATCCTCAAATGCTTTAAATCTTCACCTTACAATCATGTGACTTAAATTATTTGTTTAAATATACTTTCAAATATAGTTACTGGTATTGAATTACCTGCTTGTCTGTATAAAGTTCTTCTAGAATTAACTTCAGCTGCTGCATAATAATCCTCCTCTGAATAACCTTGAAGCAACCAACACTCCTTGTCCGTTAAAAATCTATACTTCCCATTACCTAAATCAATAACTTGTGCTGGACATCTATCTTGTCTTTCAGTAATTGTATAGCAATAATCCTTAATTATCGTTGCTCTTTTAATTCCTTTCCTCCCTATTGCACTCAATATGCTTGGCTGGGTAACTAAGTATTCTTCGGACACATTGGATTCTAAAAACTCTTTAATATTTCTCATAGATTTTCTTTCTAGCATCTGAAAGTTGAAGAATGAACCATCTAAGCATGATATAGTAAACACTCTTTCTCTGTTCTGCGGTAATCCAAAATCCATAGCGTTTAATATTTCAAAATTATTTGTATACCCCATCCTTTGCATTTCTTCAAGATACTTATTAAAGTTATGAACCATATGCTTTGACAGGACATTCTTAACATTTTCCCAGATAACAATTCTCGGCTTCCATATACCCATTTGTTTAATTATATTAAGTGTTTCCCACATAAGGCTTGAACGTGTTTCACTTCCTGGATCTGCACCTTTCTGTTTTCCAGCAATGCTGAAATCTTGGCAAGGACTACCATGAATTAGAATGTCAGGCTTAAGATTATAACCAACCACGGTTTGTGTTTTATATTTCAAATCCTTGCTAAATATCGCATTGTAGCTCCTTACAGCTTTTTCATCTATCTCTACATAATCAATAGCCTTTACTGGCATCCCAAGATTTATTAAAGCTTTTCTAGGACTTCCTATGCCACCAAAGAGTTCTAATATTTTTATCATCTCACCACTCCTTGTTGCTGCATATTAGAATTGAAAGATGAACTACCAACTTTTGTTTTTGCTCCAATTTTTAAAATCTAAACATCTTTTAAAAGTCCATCCTTCTCTATCTACATTCCAAAATGAATAACATCTTCTACTTCTTTTTTGAACACTTTGCCCTTTGTAAAT